GTGCCCTGGCAAACATGGCACTCGGCCTCGTAAACCCGATAGCTCTGCCACGGTGATTGGTTGCTCACTCCGCCGATGATAGCTTCGTATTCACACCGGCCGGTGCCCTCACAGGCTTCGCATTCTTTTTTCTGATCAGACACCACACATGCCCTCGCATTCTTCGTTGAAGAAGTTGAGCTGCCCCATGTCTTCCAGGTTGCGGAAGTCCACCTCGTCTAGCGGCGTGCGAGAGCTGTGCAAGTAACGGGTCAAATCTGCGTTGCGCGTGGTTTGGCGAATGGCTTTGTCGAAAGCCACGGCGTCAGCAAATGACGAAGGGTCATTCATTTTCATGTCACGCCATTGATTGTCGTTGTGAAACGGACAACCGATACAGGCGGATTTGGCGAGTGGCCGCAGCGGGTATCGCTTTTCAAACCACCGCAAACAATCTTGGCGGGACATTTCCGCGTCGATCAGGGGCCAGACATTTTCAACCCACGCATCCCGCGCTGGCTTCATGCGGATTGCTTCGTCGGTGCTGATACCAATCCAAGTACGGGCGACAACTCCCTTGCTTCTCTGCCCCTTCTTCAGGCCGACCAACTCCCGCATCTTCAGTCGTATGGGTTTGATCTTGTAATGGCTGGTGCATTCGCGCCGCCCCATCCCAGCGTGGCCGTTTTCCATTGTGAAAAAGGGAACGGTTTGGAAATCAGCGTCGCCGACGCCTTTGCCGCCGCCGTTAATCGTTTCGTATCGCAAGTCGCCCATCGTCACGCGGTGAACGGGGAACGGAAGCTGCGCTTCCAACCAATCCAAATGCGCGTAAACTTCTGCTGGCTCCCACTGCGTATCCGCAAAGATTGCGCAATCGGGCATCGGCAATTCACCGTTTGCCGCCATGAGCGCCATGACCGACGACTGCACACCCGCGCCCAAGCTAATTACATTCAGAGCTTGTGACTGATCCATTCGGCCTCCGCTGTTGCTGCGCAGGCAGGGCACGCATCGATGCCGCCTATCTCTTTAATCTCTTCGACCGTGTCCCAGATCCAACCGCAATCGGCTAGCACCTCTTTAGCAACCAGGCGTTTGATCTGACGCATCGGCCGATCGATGACGCCGGTGTCAGCACATACCAGGCACGTCATGGGACATACCGCCGCTTCGTAATCTTGATCTCGGTTATCTGGACGCCTGGGTACAGTGCCTCGACCAGCTTCTTCTTGATGCGATAGACTGGCGTTGGCTTGCCTTTGACATCCTCGACAACGACATGCCCCGCCTGGCCCTGTGGCCCCGGTTCTTTGCTGAAGTATCGAAAGTCCGCAATGTAGTTGCAGATCTTCTGCCCGTTGATGCTGACCTCATACTTAGGCTGCAGCTCCAGCTGACTGATGTCGCCTAGTTTCACCAGCTCGCGCAGCTGGCAGTAACGCTCAGCTTCTGCCTTGCTGGCAAACATAATCCCATCGATCTCTGTGCGGACAGCACGGTACTTAGTCATGCCAGCCGCCTGACCCATTCACTCGGCACGATGATAGACGGGAGCGGGTAATCCTCAGTCGGCTCCCATTCACCGCTAGCAATCCAGTCATCGAGCAGCTCTGGCCGCTGCAGCTCGACGCAGGCCATGCTGCTGACACTGGTCTCGCGGCCCAGGAAGATTTTCCCGTGGCCGTCGTAGCCAGCCTTCTCCAACTTATACCGATCGGTAAAAGTCATTGGCTGTCACCGCGCCGTCAGTCATCTGCACGATATGCCGCAGATACTTTGCACTAGGCTTGAAATGGTTGGGGTGGTCCTCCGGGAGACACCAGCGGCGAACGACCGTTGCATGTGGCGCGCCTGCCATTCTGGCAAGCTCGCTATATGTCCAACCCCGGAGGTTCCTGTATTCGTTTAACGTCATGCGCAAACGATAAATTGACATGAACTGTCAATGCAAGGGGGTGATTGACTTTATTTGTCAATGTAGATCACTTGTCATAACATAATTGATTGTAGATAGTAGTCGGCTGAAAAAAAGGTGGGACAACATGGTTAACAATCTGAAGACGATTGCAAAGCGTGCCGGGTTCACTGGCAAGGCTCTCGCTGACGAACGGGGAGTAACCCCGGAGACGGTCAGCCGTCACATGACAGGACGGGTTCGATTGTCACTAGAAGATGCTGGCGATTACGCAGCGATCCTTGGCTGCACCCCAGAAGAAATACTTTTTGATCCGCGGACTGTGCCAGTCTTTGGCGTCTGTGATGGCAACCACACAGTCACGCCAATATCTGCGGCTGACGGCGCGCTATCTGTAACCTTTAACCTTACGATGACGCCAGACGTTGCAGCGATAATTAAACGTAATGGTGCAAGTGCCTGGAATAACGGTACAATTTATTTTATTCCGCTTAGCCCGGTGAAAGAAAAACGTGTCGATCCACGCACGACAAACCGGCTGAGCGTCTACCGAAAAGACGATGATAGCATTCATTTTGGGCTGATTTATCCAGAGCCTGCCGGGTTGTTTACAATTAGCGACCCCTGGTCAGCTGGGGCGGTAGAACAAAACCTTACCCTTAAATGGGCAACGCCCGTCCTGCTTCAGACCTACCAGAATGAGCTGTTGGGAGTGGAAGAGATCGATGGGTAATGAAAGCAAAAGGCAACCTACTGATATGCCAGCAGTAGATCAGAGTTTCAAACCGATGAGTTTTGACGAACTTATCAACAGCGACCGAACCGTTTTAGAAACCGATCCGATCACAACTTTGGTGAGCGATTTTGAAAAAACGCGTAAGTATTTTGAAGCAATAACCGACAGTCGATTATGGTGGATTCGGGAATTGCAGCTGCGACCGTTTGAACCCTGGGCAAAATTTTGGTTTCAAAACCGCGTTACCTCAGAGATCATCTACACCTTAATGTCTAATCTTTATAAATGTCGGTTTACTCCGTTGCAAGATCTTGCCCACGGCGTGATCAGCACTGAAAGCACAGTCAAGGACTATATAAAACAAGCGCAAACCTTTGACCTGGTTGGTCTGGCACGCGATAAGGCTGACATGAGACGTATACTCGTCAGGGTTACGCGCCGGTCTATGATTTCTTACGAAAATCAGCTTGTAATAGAGCAGGCTATGGAACTCGCGATTAGATTACGTTACGCCGCGCACACAGGTAGCAGCGATCGTCGCCAGATGTTTAAGGAGTGGACAGAGGTGATGAAAAAACGCCGACAGTTTGTTCAACAGGCGGATGAAAACGGTACGATTGATACTGCCAATACCTTGCGTCGAGTTAATCTAGAATTTGACGAAGAGTTTTATCCCAGATTTGTTGGAAAAAATGTCCATGAATTTGCAAGGGAATTTGCACGGTAAAAACCGGTACAATATAACTAGACATTTTATGTAGGGAAAAGGCTTTGCGATAGTTCACTAAATTTATCATGACAAATTGACACGATCGATCAATTAATCAGAATGCATCCATCAAACGATGATGGTGCAAGTGATGCAAAAGCCGGATTGGGCAACAAACTATAACTACCTGTGGCATTCAAACCCACAGTCGCAGCCCACCTGTAAAACATTCTTCAACAAGTGTTACATCCGCCCCCAGGTCAACGCAGCCTGGAAGGTCGTGAAAGACAGCTCGCAGTCTATCGAGGCTAGCCAGTCTGCCTGGAAGACGATCAACAAATTCAAAGACGACAACGCAAACATGCTGGCCGGTCGCACGGTGCAGACTTTTTGTGACGACATTCTGCTTAACGATTCAACTGCAGCTGATGCCCTGGTCGCAGCTCAGGCGACCCTGAGCGTCTATAAGCCGCGTCAGTGGGATGATAGCGATCGTCCTAAATACGAGCGCCGTGTCGATGAGCTTGAGCTTGTCGCCGATAGCGCCTTAAACGGCCTCAGAGAGGCGCTGAGAGGCGTCAACGCGATAGAGGGTGAGCGGGAAGTCTGGACAGAGATACCGCGTTGTGATCTGCCCTTTTTTGGCAAGCCAGACTATATCGGACGCGTTGAGCTGAAAACGAAGTGGGACCGCCCAGGCAACAGCAAATCTGGCTGGGTGCAGAACAGTCTGCCAACCAAACCCACCTACCCGCATCTCACCCAGGTCGCTGGATACTTTCACGGCACCGGCCTGCCGCAGACCATCGTCTACGCCAACAAAGCTGACTTTCGGATCTTCACACCGGAGAACTGCGAGGAGCTGCAGCCCGACAATTTGAAACGGGTCTGGGGAGCCGCGGCCCGTGACTGCCGCATTCGCGAAGGGTTGCTGCAAGCAGCGCACGCATTGGGCGGCGATATCCGCGATCTGATGCGCCTGGTGCCACCACAATTCTCTCACCCCTTTGCCTGGGACGTAGCGCCGGAGGTCAAGGCCATCGCCTTGGAGCTTTGGGATGAATAACGACGACATCAACAAACTGGAGGAGTTTATGAAATGCCTGGAGACCTTTTCGATCACGATCGGCACAGTGCTGATCACAATAATAGCGGCTCTACTTTGGCTATGAGGTGGCCGTTTGCTCGATCGACAGATCCTGATACCAGCTTTGACGCTGGCGACAGTATGGCTGGGTCGATACCGAACCAGCACAAAGCAATTTGCAAACTGCTGTCGGACAACGTGCCGCGCGCAGCTGAGCAGATTTCTGACGAGCTGGGCTATGAGATCTGGCGGCGGATGTCAGAGCTGGAGAAACTCGGCGAGGTCGAACGCTGTGTCGATCTGCCGAAGCATAAGAACCGCAGCAACCGGCAAGCATACAAATATCGGGCAATCTGATGGACGACTATTATACAGAGATGAAGGCGGCGACGATCGCTGCAATGCAAGAAGCAGATCAGCTGGGCCAAACGGATGGCGTCAACCAACGCGGCGGCAAAAAGTATCTGGAAGTGAAGCACCGGACGTCAGTTTTCCGCCGACACTTTGGCACCACAATGGGCATAGAGACATCGATCATGCACATTGATGACAACCTGGTACGGATCAAGGCAACTGTGCGTGACCAGGCAGCGATGATAGTTGGGTCTGGCATTGCGGAAGAGCGCCGCGGGTCCAGCAACGTCAACACTACGTCAGCAGTCGAGAATTGCGAGACGAGTGCGATCGGCCGTGCCTTGGCATCTATGGGCCTGCACGGTGGTGAGTATGCCAGCGCAAACGAGATCGACACGGCGCAGCGTAACAGTGCCGCGATTGCAGCGACACCGGCACCACAAGCAGACGTGCCTGGCGTGCCAGAGTTCAAATGGCTCGATTGGGTGTCGGAACGATCTGACGAAATCAAACATTACGACCGCGAGTCGCAGCTGCATGGTTTTCTGCAAGACTACCAGCTGCAGCTCAAACAACTGCGAGCAGCTGACGATAGCTTAGCCAGCCAGCTCGTTGATCAATGGCAAAAGAAGCAAGAGGAGTTTCGCAAATGAGCGGCCAACGACCACAACTCGGAAACAGCAACGTGCGAATTGATCGGCGCATCGATCCAGATACGCCGAACGTGAAGGCGGCAATGTATCTGAACTTCACCGACAAGGATCTGGAAGAGCAGGTGCTGAACTACATGCGGACAACAGGCGAGAGACCCAACGTGGTCATCCAGCAGGTTGAGGGTCCAGGAGTGTACACCAAGCTGATCAGTGTGAACCTGTTCGTGAATGATCCACCTGGTGCAGCACCGGCACCGCCACCGGCAACAGGGGGGTCAGATGGAAGCCCCTTCTGAGGAACCAAACCTGGTGGACATTGCCACGGCATCGAAGCGGCTATTCGGTTCCGCGGATTCAAAATACAAACAACGCCTGGTCCGCGAGGCGAACCTGGGCCGGATCAGGTTTACAAAAATAGGGAGAATGATTTTTCTGCCTCAAGATGAGATCGAACGCCTGGCAGCAGGCAAATAAAAAAGGGGGCCGGTTGGCCCCCTTCTTTTTACACCGCAGCGCGTTGTCGCAGCTGCTGATCTTTTGCGGCACCTTCCAACCAGTGCCCGTAAATCGACTCCGTTACCTTGCTGTTTTCATGACCCATCAACGCAGCCACCTCGACCAAATCCAGGTTTGGATTGTACAGCTGCAGGCTGGCGTAATGGTGACGCAGATCGTGCCACCGGATTACGTCCACACCGGCACGGGCACAGGCAGGCTTGAGCGCGCCGCGCGTGCGTCGCTTTGATCGACTGCCATCAGCGTTCGTGCCCAGCTCGCCATTGAGCCGATGCGGTGACAGGATGCCGCCGTCCTCGTTGGGGAACACGAAGTCATCGTCCGCTGAGAACTCGGACTGCAGCCGCCACTCGCGCAGCTCTTGGAGCAGCTCTGCTGAGATCGGCACGTTACGCCATGCCGCATCAGATTTTGGATCACCAAGCACCCAGCGTTTAGTCTCATCCAAAATCGCGGCCTGCTCGACAGTGACAAAACCGGTTTCGAAATCGATGTGCTTCCACTGCAGGCCACGCTGCTCACCAGAACGCAAACCCGTCTTCGACGCGAACTTGATATGGATGGTCCACTTGCCAGCGTGCTGGATGATCCGAAAGACCACGTCCTTGGAATATCGGACGGCGTCCTTCTTCATCGCCTTGGTAGAACCGATCAACTCCGAGATGCTGATCGCGTCGCAGGGATTTCGAGCGCACTCGGCGCGACCGTGCGCGCGCTTGAACACCTTCTTAAAAAACGACCAGCGGTTCAAAATCGTTTTGGGTTTACGAACTTTGGTCAGCCCCCTGATGGTGTCTTCGACCAGGTCGGCACTGATGTCGTTGAGCGGCAGGTCAGCGAAGAACTGGTTCCAGAACTTCGCTGCCTCCATCGCGTCCTTGTAGGTGGTGAACTTGAGGGTGTCCTCTGGGTTCTCCCAGCGCCACTTGTAACGCTCGACTAGGTCGGCGGCAGCGTCGGCAAATGTCTTGACGGACTGACCGCTTTCGACGCCAACGCTCAGCAGCACATTGCGCCTGGCGACAGCTTCGTCCCTCGTCCGATAATACTCACGCTTTCCACCCTGCGCAGCTCGACGCGAGTCACAGGCCCAGGCTTTCCAGCCTTTATCTGCGCGTGATTTGATCTTGTAGATTTTGATATCTGTAGCCATTTCGACCTCCGTTATTGACTGTTCGTATCTATTAAATAGACACATTATGTCAATATAACAAGGTCGGCTTCAAACTTTTGGTACCGTGCGGTACCACTTTTTTGATCAAACCCGCAGAAAACCGCCAAAAAATTGGCGACCCCAACGGGAGTCGAAACCGCTTGAATGTTAAATTGACACGGCCAAACTGTATCAAAATGGCGGTACACAGCCAATATCTAATTCACTCGACAGATCTAAAATCAGCACAATTATGTTGGTTTGGTACCGTAGCGGTACCGCACCGTGTGACACAAATGTCAGACTACTTTCCGTAGCTAGCCATCGCTGATTTCTTCTTTTTCTTTTTGGGAAACCCTGCCTTCATATTTTTATAGGCTTTATCACTGACGGTGCTTTTTGATTTCGGCCGGCTCGTTCCAGCAGCACGCCGCTTGTTGATGTTTTCGTACAGGCTCATTTCTTACCCTCGTTGCGTTTCGATATTGCTCGCGCTTTCGATCGAGCATCAGCGCTGCTGCTTGCTCCCCAGGCACGCAACGCGAGCAGCTTGCGTGTAGGTTTCCCGTCTTTGAAATCCGGCCCCTTGCCCCCACCCATGCGCGCGAGGAACGACGCACGGCGAGGATTGTCCCCGCTCTTTACCGGGCGCTTTAAGTTCATGCCCTGGGCGCGAGCTGATCGCCGACCGGCTTCGTTCAGTCCACCCTTCGGGTTCTGCCCGGCCTTGCGTTGCCAGGCTGGTGTCTTAGCCATGTCGCTGTCTCTTCCAGGTTAAAAATTCTGCGCCCTCTTTGAGATCACCAAACGGTTTTACCCGGCAGTTCGGTGCCGCCGTTGGATCGATGACAAAGATGATAGATGAGCCGTATTGCTCTTCAGTAAAACCGTGGCGGTGGCCGAACTCGTCATGCCATTTGTAGCCACGCGCCCTCGCCATGTTGACGACCTGACCGCCGGCATTTTCTTCCTGCGCCAGCGCCCAGGTGTGATGATGCCCGGCGACAAATATGTCCGCGTCCTCACCCCACAGGCTTGCACGCTTCTGACCGTGCAGCGGGTTATAGATCGACGTGCCTTTGTGATTGTGGCTGGCGTCCACCCGCACCGTCGAACTGGGGAACACCAGCTTGAACTGTGCCTGCCAGTCAAGCATCGGCACCTGCATCACGTTGATCGCCTTTAAATACGTGCTGAACTCGCTGTGCATTGTATCGTGATTACCGTGCAACCAAATCAACCAAGGGATTTCCGCTTCCTTGAGAAACCACTGCGCCAGCTTGCGCTCGGTGGCGCGACTGATGTCCTCTTCTGCATAGAGCTGGATCAGGCGACCGCCCCAGTTGTTCGTCGTGTCCCCGATGTTGACGCATCCGATGCCTGGCGTCGTCGCCATGATCTCCACGTCGCGCCGCAGCAGCGGAATGTTGCAGCTTGTCCCGAGATGCGGGTCGCCCACCACGACCAATCCGAACGGATCGTCCGACGCAATCTTGATGTCGAACCATTTCTTGGCCTGCTGATGTTCCTGCTTCTTTTCCCAGCGCCGGGAAAGGTGGTCGAGGATTTCGTCGGGCGATATGTCCTCGTCAGGAAACTCTGGCAGCGTAACCTCGTCAGTGTCTTCTACTTTCTCCGCCTCTCCGAAACGAGTGTGCGCCGTTCGCACGCGGCCCTCAAAAGTGCTGCGATTGATGTTAAGTGCGCGAGCGGCACCTGAGACGCTGCCGTGTTCCGCGACCGCCGCCAGCGTTGCCAAGCATTGCTCATCTGTTAGTCCACGGGGCGGCATCAGCTCACCATTTGCTTGGCAAGCCGCGCCGCGCGGGCTGGCACTTGGTTGGCGAAGCGGCTGTCGAGCAGCTCGGCTGCGGCAAGCTCATAATCAGGCGGCTGTTTTGCAAGCGCGCTTAGCATTCGATTAAAACCTGACAAGCGCGGCCAACCCAGCTGAAAGCAAAGCTGGACGACGACCGATTGGCGCGTTGCGTCAAGCTCGTCAAACCATGCCCACTGCTGGCACTCTTCGATGGTCCGCTCGATATCATTGCGCAGCAGATAGTCCGCTTCTTCTTCCGAGATACCGATACCGCCGTGCTTCTGGTCAATGTTCCTGCCATAGCCAACAGTGTGCGCGCCAGCCGTGCAGATATAGCAGTGCGGCACATAGCCCTCTTCGCGTTTGAGAGCGTCAGAGATTTCATCGATTGGATACATTTGCATTCCGTTTTCCGATATTGTTTGCAACTTTCTCGGCACTCCGGCCAACCGTGTAGCCGCCCACGCCTACCGTCAGCAGCGTCCATAGCTCGCCAGGTAAATCTATTTGCAGGGGTATCTGATCGCCGGTTGCCAGCGTGACAGATAGCTCGATCAACGGAGCCAGCAGAAAATTCCACGCAACGATTGCGGTGATCACCAGCATCAGGATCGGTCGCCAGCTACTAGCCAGCCAGCTATCGCTTTTAGCTTCGGCGAGAATAATGTCAGCAGCAGCCTTTTCGACGGTCGCGGAGTTCATCATAAGCTGCATCTGCAGCTCGCGCTCGATCTCCGCCGCCTTGTCTTTGTCGGCCGGCAGCACGCGCTTTACGACATCGCCGAGGATCGGGCTGAGTACTGGGAGCAACGCTCCTATCATGTTGCTTTCCTTTCCGAGGCCACAATCGGGTGCTTTGTGTTGTGCATGGTTTCGAGGTGCTTGATGCGATCGAGCGCCTGTTTCGTGTCGGCTACTAGGGTCGCCATTTCACGAGCCGCTTTGTCTCTTTCTGACGGGGAAAGCATGCCTGCTAACACCGCAACTTTTTGCTCGGTAAGTTCAGCCTTATCAATGCGGGTATCCATGACGCGTAGACGCTTTTCGACGTCCTGGAGTTGCTCGATAGTCGTAGCCAAACGCTGTCGCACGATAGCCGCTGCCGAAACTACGGATACGAGCATGCCCGCCACCGTGAGCAGCATTCGAGCATCTAGTTCCATTTGCGCTTAGCCCACTCATATATTCGGATGCCGCTCCAGATCGCGCTCATCAACGCGGCCAACGCAGGTAACCAATCGATCAGCGCCGCCCAGGCGATGAACAGGCTGGAGATATCGACCGTGGTTTTGATGTGGTCAGTCATGCAATCGAGCCTCCTCGCCACGCGGCGTGACGATCTCCCAGCCTTGTCCCATCCAAACCAGGCACACCATGCCGTCAGTTTTCGGCGGGCTGAACGTGATGAGAAACGCGCCGGTTGCTGTAACCGACAGCTTGATCAGCCCCTCAGTCGTCAGCCCGTAGCCGCGCAAAGTGTCGGACGGCTGGATCAACTCTGCCTGCTCCGGTTTGAAACACGGCAAATCGTGGCCTTGCGCGCCGGGCATAAAAAAAGCCGCCATGAAGGCGGCACACATAATCGCGCAGCATATCAGTCTCATCGCGCTGTCGCTGGTGCAGCACCGGCACCGCCAAAGGGTAATTCGGCCCACGCCGCAAATATGTAACTTGAACCGGATGCGTTCATGCCGCCATTGTCTTCGTTCAGTTGGAAGCCGTTTGATAAAAATGAAATTTCATTATCGCCTGGCGAATTATCAACCTCGGCGGCGCTATCGTTTGGCTTGAGCAGTTTTGACATCACGTTAGTTGGTGATCTTTGATTGTCGTAAATTTGCCATTCCTGCGCGCTATTGGTGCGCTTCAGTATGACCATCGCGGGAGTAAATCCGGTGTAAACAAAAACGCCGCCAGTCCCCGTTGATCCATTGCCGGTGTAACTTCCGAAGGACGAATGCCCGTCAACGCCATGAAAGAAGTACCCAATAATATCGTCGGTCGCAGAAAAGTTGTCATGCTGAAATCCGAACAACGAAGCAGTGACCGGGCTTTCGCCGCTGCTAATGTCGCCGTAGCTTCCGCTGCCATCATCGCTGTCGCTCGCGTCAACCCAGTAAGCTGTTATCTCGGCAGAGGTAGTCATAATTAATCTTTTTGCGGTATCGCCAAGGTCTTTGTGCCAGCAATCCCAGTTGGTCCCACTGTCTCGCGACTTAGTCATAAAAAATTCTGGGGTTGTCGATAGGCCGTGCTTAATCGCGTAGTTGGCCGATGTTCGATGAGTCCACGACGCTATCGAAAATCCTGCCGTGGTATTCCGCCGACCGCTGCTTGCGAGAATATTTCCCGATGCACTTTCGCTCCACGCGCTGTCAGCTTTCCATTGCCAAGCCACATAATTTTCGGACGACGTATTAACCTTGACATCGGCACCAAGCGCAAAACCGTCTGAATTAAATGCCGTCACCGTGTCTGCGTCAGTGCTTTCGGCACCCGTTGAATTGGTTGCCAGAATTTTTGTTGCACCGCGCACGCTATCCGTCAAAACGTGGCTGTCCGTTGCGGAGCGGTTTTTGATCCATACGAAATCGGGTTGCAGGTCAGAATTGCCGCCGTTGGTGATCGACTGCGTTGATCCATTTCCGGCATATAGCGTTGCCTGAAAATACTTTGACCCATCTGTGATCGATGTGGGAAGGTTGGCGGTGGATAGTGCCTTAAATCCTGTAGGCGGTGTGTATTCGAAAGAAGCCTCTGCAAAATTAAATTGCATATTTGTAACTGTGCCGCCGTCCTGTATCCATAACTTATACGGGACATCTGTAAGCCCAGTAATCTGACTGCCAGATGCGCTGTTATTGACGTACAAATCCAATGTCAAATTATCTGCATCAAACGCCAATGCAATGACATCGCCGTCATTTACGGCAGTGCCTGACGAAGTATTGGAGTTGTTTTTCTGAAGTTGTCCACCACGTTCTTGACCTGCGCTAATAGCAGCATGGGTGGCGAAGTTTGCTGAATACGGTACTGACGCATCGCATATACCAAAGAAATGTGCGCCAGAAGTTCCAGTATTGATGTCGATACAGTCAATCTCGACATACCATTTGCCAGTTTTTGGGAAGGCAGGGGCATGGGTATTCGTGCTACTGCCACCTTTGTTTTGAAGATTACCATTTGCTAATGTCCCCCCACTATCTAAGGGATTTAGTGTCCAATGGTTTAGAGTCGGCGTATCCGGCATCTGGTCTGTGGTGGCTAGGGCATTTGACGTCCAATCATTTGAGCCAACCTGATCTGCTCCAAGGTCAGAACTGTCCGCACCGTTGACGTGAAAGCCCGTCGTTCCATATGACAGATTGCTCGGCTTTTTGGGTATCCACACGCCATCGCTGTTCAGCTCCCCAAAGGTGTCTGGACCGAGACTGCTGGCGTCAACGTGGTGGATCTCGGCAAGGTAGCCGTCAAAATACTGTGACGCACCGACGAGTTTTCCGATGTTGTGTTCGCCGGTGTTGTTGAACGCAGTGTCTAGGTTCAACGTCGGGTTCGTATCCGTTCCAAAAGAAGTGATTTCTGAGCCGTTTATGTAAAGGCGCAGCCTGTCTCCGGCGGTCGAATTAGTTGTGTCAACACGCAGTACGAGATGAAACCACGCACTGGGATCACGGAAAACCTGACTTGTAACTATGCGATAATTGCCTGTCCCGTCAGTGTTGAAGCCTAGCGTGTTGGCGCTGAGAAACATAAGCCAGTCATCACCACCGGCTGAG